CAAGGATTTCCCGACAATTACACACAAATTCCTTGGAGAAAAAAAGAATCTACCCAATGTCCTGATGGGCCACGCTATAAGTCTTTAGGGAATTCAATGGCTGTACCAGTTATGCGTTGGATTGGTGAGCGTATTGAGATGGTAAGAAAGTTATGACTATATTTTTAATAATTGTTGACACACTTTTATTTTGTAAATTGGGAGATGTCATACAAGAATATAAATACTTTAAAAAACACGGTAAAGAATTAGACAGAACGATAAATCATGGTGAGGGCGACTATGGGTTTTAATTTTTGTGTCTTTTGATCACTTCAAAAAAATAAGCCACTGCAATTAGGTGGCTTTTTTATTATGCGGAGTAAAAAACTACGCAGAAACTACGCAATCGACCTGTAAGCCCCGTAAATACAACACTCTTTTGTCCCTTCCTGGGCACCATTATTCTATATAAATCAACGACTTACAAACATTCGTGCGTAATTAACACCACATTACACCCCTTTATCCATCATAGTTCTTGTTATCATTACGCACAGATGCGTAGTAAATTACGCACGAAAAGGACACGATGGCAAGCATACGAAAACACGATACTGGGTGGCGCGTTGAAATCTATAAGACTGTAAAAGGAAAGGCGCATAGACGCTCCGCAGTCTTTACTACTAAGGCCGAGGCGACATCCTGGGCCGCCATGACTGAAGCGAACATCATATCAGGCAAAGTCGCAATCGATAATAAAAAGACTGTGCGTGATCTGCTTTTGCGCTATCAATTAGAGGTGTCACCGACCAAAAAAGGGTTCAAATGGGAGAAACTACGCACGGATTTAATGATGCGTAATGACATCAGCGCTGTGACCCTAGACGCCCTGGATGAATCACATATTGCTCGCTGGCGAGATGAGCGCCTTAAAGTGGTCGCTGAAGCGTCTGTGAGGCGCGAATGGAACCTACTATCAAATGTATTTACAAAAGCCGTCAATGAGTGGAAATGGGTTCCAAAACACCCCATGAAAACGGTCAAACGCCCCCTTTCCGCGCCATCACGGGATCGCTTGTTTAGCCAAAAGGAAATTGACACCCTAACCTATATATTGGGATACACCAAAGACGGCAAATTGGATACCATCACTTCGCGTGTGGGCGCGGCGCTCTTATTTGCCCTGGAAACGGCCATGCGTGCCGGCGATATTGCTGGATTAACCTGGGATTGCGTGACTGATAAGGTCGCTGAAGTACGGGTTGGTAAGACTGATGCCGCCCGTCGCCGCGTGCCATTGTCCATTGAAGCTAGTCGAATCCTCGATCAATTGCCTAAAACGGGCGATAAATGCTTTGGCATTGATACCTCGCAGATTGATTCGCATTTTAGGAAAGCACGGTCTAAAGCCAAGGAAGCTATGCCATCCATCGTTGAGTTGCACTTTCACGATTCCCGCGCCAATGCCATTACTGCATTAGCCAAGCAGTTAGACATACTGGATTTAGCTAAATGCGTGGGAATTAAGGATTTAAAGATTTTGATGGTGTATTACCGTGACAGCGCTGAAACCATCGCTGATCGCATTAGATTAAAAAAATTTTCCGAACGGGAAAAATAAACGAAAAAGTGTGGAAATTATCAAAAATATTCCCGATCGGGGCATTTTGTAAGAAAAAGAATTAGGTCAGTTTCAAACGCCAATAGCAAGTCCATTCCCAACCCCACGGCTTAGACGGACGATACATTTTAAATCCACAATTAATCAGCGAATTGGCCGAGGCGGGATTCTTGCTGGTGTCGCTTACAGCCCAATTAAAACCCATGATTCGAGCCTTGTTGATGCGTGCTTTAATTAAGCGCTTTTGTAACCCATGCCCAGTGTGATCATCCATTACTCCGGCGCGGTGAAAAAAAGCACAATCGGCAAATTGACTACTTTGGCATAGACCAGCAAAACCTACCGGTTTATTCATGTCCGTATAAACGATCCACCAATGTCCTTCGGTGACATCACACAAACGATCGGACGGCAAAATCTCTTTTTGTAAGCGGTTGAGTGTGTTTTGCACTCGCTTGCTTTTATTGTTGACTTTGCGAATGTGATATTTCATTTGGCCCAGCTAACCCATTCAGTCTTTTTCAATTCTTTTTTACGTTCAACATTTACAGCGCAACTAAAAGTAATCCCGTGGTGTGGGTGGGTAATCCAAAGACCTTGGCGCGGTGGTTCAAAACCAAAGTTATTGGCATACGCATACTCGTCATAGCCTTTTAACGAACCATTGACAATCAAGCGCTGTAATTGAATTAACTGGTGCCAATGACCCAATAGCATGGTGTCGTATTCCTGATCGATTTGCGCGTTGCGTGAGCGCTTTTTATGATCACCCCTGATGATTGGTCCAAGTGCGCCAATAACGCCGTCACCGCCTCTAAATTGGTCGCCATGCGTCAGTAAATAACGATGGCCATAGATGGAGTAGTAAGCGTCTGATCCGTCAGGAATATAAAACGTAATGCGTGAATCCGATTCAAAACGCTTGGCTAAAAATTGATATAAGAGCCAATCAAAAGACGTGTGATTTCGTCCTTTGTTGTAAATTTTATGGGTGTTTCGACCGTGATTACCCGTAACACACGGCACAAACACTTTTCCAAATTCACCCGCCAGGCGCTCAATACACCACACCAATACGCCCCATAAATCAAGAATGGTTGGCATCATCTCTAAATCATTGCTGACCATCAATTCCTCGTGGATGCTACCGGAAACCATGTCACCGCCCAATATAAAAACAATTCCTGGATACTCAGGATTGTTTAAGTGATTGCGTAGCAAATCGATTGACGTTTCAATCATTGATCGCGCTCGCTCTTGGGCAATTTTGCTGTTGTATTCATTCACGCCGCCAATTTCAGCCGGTCTTACAACTTCACCCCAATGCCAATCGGATGCAAATAGCGTTGGCACGCCCGTAGTGTCTTTTTTGGGCGCCTTGCTTACCCATGTCGGTACGTCCACTGTGGATTTAGCAAGTTTGACAATTTGTTTTTTAATGTAGTCCGCTGTTAAATCTTCAGATGCTTGCATCTTTGCGGCCGTTTCAAGCGCCCTGATCTTGGCTTTGGCTTCCGCGAGTTGGCCTTTTAAGGTTTTGTCATGCTCAACATTTAATTTGTTTGCTTGTGGCTTTAATTTCTTGCTATTTGCCATGTGCAAACGCGACATAAATGTTGAGTAATTAACCCCTAAAGAATCGGCGGCTTTTTTCTTTTCACCATAAAAGTGAAAAGCATCGATGACCTTTTGCAATTCTTCGATTGGAGTTGGTTTGGTCGTCATTAACTGCCCTTTATTTTGGCCAAGAATCTTGCATTAGTTGGACGTCTGCGGCGTGGCCGTCAGCCTTTGTTGCCAGGTCTGAATATCGGCTTGTGCATTGCTCGAATACATTACTGAGGGTATCGATTCGCGCAACAAGGGCACTGCGGGAATAACTGGACAGATGGCTGTTTGCGGTATCGAGTTGTTGGTGCAACTGGCCAACAATATTGCGGTTAGTAATGGCAAGACGTAATAAATTGGATTCAGCTTTTTGGCGTGCATTTTGAGCCTCATTGAGTTTGGTTTGTAATAACTGCTCTTTGATCCGCGCTTGTTCCGAATCTTTTAATGCTTGCGCGGTGTATTGGGCTTTGGCTTGGTCGTAACCATGCTCAACTCCGGTGTGATAAATCTCTCGTAAACCGAGCAAAACGGCAAATGTTAAAAACACGCCGATGCCTAATTCGATCATCAACTTTTGAATAATCATGTCTGCCCCTTGCAAGTTGCATATTCGGATTTACGGCGATTAACTAGGCCTGGTACAAAATGGCCTTGACGATCGTGAACGTACCAACCCAGCATGACATTGCACGCCCCGTCGTAGTCTTGTGCATTGGCTTTCGCGACAATCGGTGAGTGACAAAATGCGGTGATGCCGACGTTGTATGCCACGTCCACATACGAATCAAACTCATATTGGTATAGCGGGACTTGTACACAATCTTGTACACCTTTGGCGTATTCATTAATGGATTTATCAAGTTGTACCAGTGCGCGCACCGGCGTGGTTGTCTGCCCTGCTTTGACGCCTTTGGTTTCGCCAAAGCCAATCGTTTGCACTTTGCCTGAATCTTGATACGCTTGTCCGACATACCCTTCATTCATCGCAATACCCACCAAGGTGCTGGCGGCCACTACTAGCGATCCAACCGCTAGTCTTGTGTTTGTATTGTTTTGTTTTATTGGCGCTGTCATATCAACGGCGAATTAGTTTTAAATCGCAAATAAATCGTTGATAAGCCAATGACTATTAGTATCAGTGATTGCTCTTTAGGGTCAATCGGCACCTGAGTAATGAACCCTTGAAAGACACCTAAAAACATAATGATGATGGAAAACCAAATGGTTTTAGATTGCATTGGCTTTTTCATTTGTGCCAACCTTGAAAATTGAGCCACCCATAAAAACCCCAAGCCATCATCGCTAGGAAGATGCCTGTCATAGACCATTTACCGAACTTGGCAAACTGTTTGTCGAGCCATTCTTCAATGGCTTCTTTCATTATTTCTTTTTCGCGGTCGGATGAAAGGTCGTCAGGCATGATTAAATTCTCAATTAGGTGCGCTTATCGCATCATTATGGTTAAAAAATAGGCATTTGTTAAATTGGATACACCAAATCAACCTTAGAGTTGACGGCCAATCCTGAAGTAAATACAACTGAGGTGCCGCTCGTGACCGTTACATCAGATCCGTTGACCATTTTTACGCCGTTGCAATACACTTCGATCTTGCTTGCGGTGTAAGTTGCGCTCGGTGTAAACGTGGTTTGTGATGCGGTGGCAGTAAATGAATCGTAGATCATCTTTCCTGGCACTTGGCCTGATGGCAGTGCAAATGTACCGCCTAATGTCAGTGACCCGCTTGATGTCACGGTGCCACTCAATGCTATGCCGGCAACGGTACCAGTACCCGCAACGCTCGTGACTGTTCCACTACCACCCACTTGAATGACGGCCGCAGAACCATTGTTCTGCACCATATACACTTTGCCATCGTATGTATTCATGGCAAGCTCTCCAAGTGCAAGTTGCCCTGTAGTAGGCACTGCACCTGGTGTTGCTGACCGCTTAATCTTTACTGTGTTTGCCATGTGGCTTGCCCTTTCGCGCTATATAGCGGGCTGTTAATTAGTAAGTACCGCCGTCGATGGTGATGCCATCAAAAGTGGTGAGGTTGGTAACGGAACCGCCAGTGATCGCCACGCTTGATGCGTTTTGTGTGGACATCGTGCCAAGGCCAGACACCTGAGTATTGGCAATCGCAATAGAGGCCGCCGACAATGCAGTGAGTTGACCTTGTGCATTGACTGTGGCTGTTAATGACTGGCTGGCGCTACCGTATGTTCCGGCGCTGACTGCGGTATTGGTAACGCTAAATTGACCGCCTGTAAGCGTTAAGCCTGTTCCCGCTGTGTAAGTACCAGCGCCACTAAACTGAGTGAACGTGATCGCTGTTACGCCTAATGTGCCGCCTGTTTGTGTTGTCGATACCCAACCTGTATCAGCTTGGGATGTACCAGTTTCAACAAATGTAAACGCGCCAACGGTTTCGGCCCAAGTGGACATATCGACTGCGCGGGTCCAAGCGGATGCGGATGCGATATAGATGCCGTTGTTTTGTGACAGTGTTTGATTTTTAACCAAGACGCGATCACCGGACAATGTGGTGTATCCATCAATCGTTTGCAATCCAACCAAAGTAATGTTGGCAGTAGTCGCGACATTGACTGAAGCCTTGACGCTTAAACCTTGCGCTACGCTGTCCACATAGTTTTTAGTGGCGGCCATTTGCGCTGTTGTTGGATCAGCTAAGTTAGTGATCTGCTGGCTACCAAATGACACTGCCCCAGTCGGTGCAGATAAATCACTGATGCTGGCGGTAGCGCCGGCAGTGGCCAAGCCTTTAGCGTTGACAGTGACCTTAGTGTAAGTGCCGGCAGATACGCCACTGTTAGCTAATGTGGTGGCAATCGTCGCATTGGCAGAACCGTCAAAAGACGCTGTACCGGTTGCATCACCTGACAATGCGATATTGCGTGCCGTTGCCAGCGCGGTTGCAGTGCCAGCGTTGCCGCTAACTGAGCCAGTAATCGTAGAGCTAAAAGTCTTAGCGCCACCAATCGTTTGGTTGCTTGATGTATCAACAAACGCGCCATTACCGCCAATAGGAATAATCGACGTTGCAGAGCCACCAGTGCCACCCGTGCCCGTACCGTAATACAGTACGTTAGTTTGTTCATTAAATGCTAATTCAGCGTTGGCAAGCGTTGTAGGAGCGCCAGCGCCACCACCATTTGCACGTCTTTTGATACGGATAGTATTGCTCATTTGTGATGCTCCTAATAATTGCCGCCATCGGCGATTTCAAGTTGATTGACATTGACCCATTGATTGCTTAAAAACATCAATGCGTCGTAATTTTGTGCGCCAGTAATGGTGACTGGATAACCGCCAATATCAGTACCGCCCGATGGTCCTTGTGGTCCTGGAGGACCTTGTGGACCAATCAAGCCACGACTAATCGTGACATCGGTACGCGCTGTGGGAGTTACCTCAACATTAATGCTGTTTTGTTGTGTGATTCCAACCGCTGTTTGATTAACGGTAACGGCAATATCATTGACAGCGCCTTTAGCAATCGTGAGCGTTGTCATTTAATTCACCACGCCATCGCTTCTGACTAAAAACAATAAAAAGATGATGCTGTCTTGCGCGGGATTGGTTTCAGTAGCGGGAAAGCCGATCTTGATGCGGCCACTAAACGCCACTGGATTGTTCGCCGCGATATTAAGTTCAGGGTCAGTGCTAATCACATCCCATGCCGATTCGTCTAAAGCTAATGTAAATAGGCCGGCTGAATTATCGCGATTGGTAATGGTCAGCGTTACGGCATCCGGTTCAGGCGAATAGTCGGCAATGTCAAATGACAGGCCATAGCGCGTGTCTTGCAAGTTGCTGACTTGGCGACGGATAATCAACGCGTCAATGGTGGCGCCAGTTAGATCGACCGGTACGCCGTCAGTATTAAATGTCAAATTCCAAAATTGCTTTTGGTCATAAACCAACTCCCCTGCGATACAGGGGTTATCGAACCCACTTACCTGGGTGATGGTGTTTTTACTAAATAACGCCATGATTATTCCAATTTCCTGGGGTTCAGCTTCAGGCACTCCCGAAAGCCGTAATCATGTCTTATCTTGTATGGCTACATTTTATCTATTTACCGCTGTTTATGATACTTACTACGCCCATACTGGTGTTGGTTCAGTAGGAAAACTTGCATTTGCTACAGGACTAATCACTAAGCCACGCAATATGCCACGATAAGTCACATAGTCTGCGGAGTTCTTTAATCCTACATCAGGCAATACAGCCCAATCTGTAGAAGCTAATAAATACTTAGCCTGTGCAACATTGGCATCTTTTTGTGCTTGTGTAGTTACTGCATCTAGGTCATAAGCTACTTCATTGCCATTTGCATCGTAAGCAATATCACCACGAATAGTTACAACAGAAGGGTATAACTCAAAAATTGCTTGATGGATATTAATCATTGTGCAATCTCCATAAGAGTAATTGAAGAAGTAGAAGTGCCGCCATTAAAGTTCACTGCCCCGCCCCCATTTGAACTTGCAAAATATACCGCATAATTTGTTGAAGAAGTTGTTGTTGGAGAATCTAAATATGAAACAGAGCATGAACCTTGAACTCTAGCGGTGCCTGAATAAACATTGGTCATATTTGAAGATGTACCAGCTAAATTTGTAGCATTATTTTTAAATATAGTAACGCCTACTTGTAATCCAGAAGTACCGTTGTTATCGCACCAACCACTTACTATAATTAAAATTTTGCTTGTCGAA